TTGCTGACGGATTTGTATTCTGAAGGTTGCTAACAATAGCAGAACTGCTCATGGTTCAAACACCTCTCTAAATGTTGCTTGAATTGTTGCTCTATTGTTATATGGTATAGATTTATTCCAGTTTTCGCAAACATATTGACCAGCACCAGATAAAGTAATTGAAACATTACCACTGTTAGTAGCACTGGCAGCAGCAGTGACAGTAAAAACATTTGAATCAGTAACCGAAGCGACAAGAAAAGTACCATCAGTAGCAGATCCAGAAGTGTAATCAATAGTAAGTTCATCTCCTACAGCTACCCCATGACTTGTAATTGTAATTGTTACTGTAGTTCCTGACTGAGAGTAAGTTCCTGTTTTTGTAAACCCCTCTCCTGGTGGAGTAAAAGTAAAGCTGGCACTATCATTGGCACGACTGTCAAGGAAGCCTTCTATGGTGTCCGCATCTGTTTCTGATACGTTGAAAGTAAGATTGAATATCTTAGGATTTTGATGTGCAGCAAGTCCAAATAATATTCTATGTTCATAGCCATCAGCAAAACGAACTGTTCTAGTATTTGGTGCGGATCTTTTCTGCTGCCCGTATGTTGGTGTGATTGATGGGAAAGTAGCCATTATGCAAGTAAACCTCCAGGTCTTTTCTGTTTAATTAATTCTGTCTCTATAGCTGCTGATAATGCAATACCTAATGCTCTACCTTCATCCTCATCGCCTTCCACATTAGAACCAGAAGCATCTACATTTACAACTATATTTGTTGAGCCACCGCCAACTCCGGCTAAGTCATGGTTCGGGATAATGTTTCCTGATTGATTCGGAACAAATAATTCTGGCCCACGCTCTCCAACAATATAGGGTTGTCTCATTCCAACAGGACCACCATTTGCAGCAAGCATTGGAGTACTTTGAACGTCATTAAGGGGTGTGATGTTAAAGTTAAATAAATTACTAAATAAGCCTAATATGCCTTTTTGGAATTGGATTGCGACCATTTGAGCAGCAGCGTCAAGGAAGTAGTCTGCTACTTTGTTCAACATATTTCTAAACGCATCAGCAACAGTCATTGTGCCTTTGATTATTCCCTTGAATGAATCTTCAAATGATTCGCCCATTGCTTTAGATAAAATCACAGCTTGTTTAGATACATCATTTAAATCACGCATTTTCCTATTTAATTCATCTATACGGCTTACGGCTGGATCGGCTGCATTTATTCTTTCATTACCGATAGCAATAACTAAATCTCTTTCCAATATAAGATTTCTGATTTTTTCTTCTTGTGCTTGTATTTCTCTCTTGTTTCCGTCACGTTCTATTACCTTTAATTCAGCTTTTTCTATGGCGAGTTTTCTGTCAACTTTAGCTACGTCTACTCTTTTTCTTTCTATAGCAAGGTCTTTTTCACTTTTATCTCCTCTTATAACGCTGGATTGCATCTGCTGTAAGCGTATTTGATCTCTCAGTTCGTTTCCTTGAGCTTCAAGTATTTGCTTCTCTAACTTGAATATCTCAACTAATCTTTCAGCATTACCTACTTTATCTTCCAGACTCTTAACAATATCTCGTGCGTTTTTCTTTTGAGTTCTTAAACCATCGTTTTGAAGTTGTATAGTTTTTAAATCTCGGCCATGTATTTTTTCAATATCCTGACTAACCTTAAAGGTACTTTCTCCAGCCTTAATTCTTTCTCTTGCAGAATTTAATATTTTTTCATTAGCCTCAAATAAATCGTTTTTAACCTTTAGATCGGCTCTTGATGTATCTAACTCAGGTTTTAATTTATCAAACTTATTAAGTGATTCTGTTATGGACTGATCAACTGTTTTATTCGAGTCTGCTTTAGTTGTGTTATTTTTACCTCCCATTATTAAGTTCATAAACTTGAAGAACGCTGTTAATGGTCCAGCGACTACGGAATTTATTTTCATGCCTAAGTCTCTAGCTAACATTCCAAACTTATCCATCTCTTTATTCAACATTTTTATAGGTTCTAACTGACCTGGCCCTACACGATTTTCTAAGGTTATACGAGCAAGTTCGGCTGCGGTTCTTTCTAGTCCAGCAGATTGAAGAGTCGATATAGTTGTACCTACTGATTTATCAAAAAACTTTATACGTTCTGTAAGTACTTGTATATTTTTTGATGGATCGTTTAAAGCACTTCCTAATGTATTAAGTCTATCTGCTGTGTTGTTAAATATTTGGAGTAGTGAAGTAGCAACAAGACCTCCTGCAAAACCTCCCATCTGACCGCCTACGGCAGCACCGATTCCGCCACCTAATCCACCAGCTATAGCACCTGGTAATCCTTGCCCAAATAGAAGAGGAAACGAACCACTAATTAATGCACTTGCAGCAATGCCCTTACCCTTGGGCTGATTTCCTCCGCCTCCACCTCCTCCATTTCTAGGTTTATTAGCTTCCCTTGATTTTTGTTTTTCAAGCTGGAAACTTTGTTTATCTAACTTTAGTTCGTTTTGCTTAACCTTTAAAACTGCTAGTTCATTCTTTAGTTCTAGATTTCCTATTTTTAGTTTTTCTCTACTTTCTTGTGCAGCCTGTCTACTTGCCTTACCACTAAGTGCCATTCTATTTAGCTTAGTGATACGATCTTCCAGCTTCCTTAATTGGTCTGTAGCCTGTTTTGTATCTAGTTTTATATTTACTTCGTAATTAGAGGCCACTACTTTCTAATAAACATTGCTTTTAGTTTAGCGTAACTTACGGTATTGAGCCTTCTTTTTCTCATCTTCGTATGCCTTTTCTTCTCTTTCGCTCTTTAGAGTAAAGTATGCGTTCCATCCACACGCTTCCTCTAGTGTCATTTCTTTCTTAAGATTAGACAATGTTATCCCTAGCTTTTCCGCTATAAAAAATTGTAGGTATAGGTAGTTGTCTTTATCAAGTTGTGCTTTTTACGGCATCGGGGGTAGCCTCCTCACCCAACTCTTGCATCTTTGTCATAAGCTCTAACAAGACTGCCAAAGGTATTTCTCTTCTTAAACTAGGTTTGTCAGCTTCAACAAATAGCTTTTGACCGTTTTCATCTTCAGCTTTATTTATGATAACTTGCAAAGCAAAGTCTAAGTTTCCCTCTTCTTGACCTCTGTTAGATGCTGCTAAAGTAGCATTTATGGTATCTCTATCTGCAATAGTTAGAGGCGACCAGTAAACCTTTAAAATTAGTTCTCCGTTTTTGTAAATTGGGTAACTGCTTTTGTTGCTAATGCTAAATGCTTTCTTTAGCTTGTCGATTGCTCTATCTGTTGGCATACAAATTAAATAGTGTATTCACTTACTATACTACTACTTTATTACTTAAAACCAACCTTTTTAAACGCTTTAGCAATATCAAACTTTATAAAGTTACCTTTTGTATAAATATTGTACCAATTTGGACCTTTTCTAGCTGTTAATGTTCTTTGCGGTGGCCCATTTCTGTGTTGTGCATAAGTTACTTGCTTTCCTGTTCTATCGGGTAATGTTTGCCCTGGAGCGTTTATAGCGAAACCAGCGTATTTTGCTCTGTTTCCTACATACAAGTCTTGCTGTAAAGGTGATGTGGGTACTCTTGCATTTTTTATCCTTCGACCTGTGCTATCTGGTATTTCATTGAAAGCCGTTTGTGGTATTCTTTTTCTTGTGGGTTGTACAGGAGATTTAGATACGACCCAGTTCTCTCCGAATGTTCCTGTCCACCAAGGACCTTCTTCGGTTAATGTTTTTACAATAGTTTTTGCTAATTCTTTTTTCCCTTTTACAAGTTTCTTTTCAAGATCTTCGGTTAATTTTGTGATTGGTTTAGCCATTGGCAGTAAATTGACAGCTTACAACTGATAGATAATGACTATCTCCCTCTACAGTAACAGAAGTTGGTCCTTCTATCTCAGAAACTCTTGGAGTTACGGAAAATGTATCAGAATATCCTGAATCATTTACTGAAATCAATCCATCAATAACTGATTCAGCTATAGCAGATGCAACCGCACTTCCTTTATTTGGAGGTGTCATAATTCCACATCTTATTGAACCAGCATAATAATCTGATGCAGCACCATGGGTTTGCGTAGTAGATTGTGTAAAGTCGAGGCTTACCATTACATACTTTTTATTATTACCTGGAGTTGTGAAAGGCATATTATCAAATACGACTGTTACTGTGTTGTCAGCAGCAACTACAGCAGTTTTGATTGCTGTTTCAAATGCTGCTCGTGCGTTTACTAAAGTCATTAGAAAATAACGTCAATTCTAAATAGATATTCTTGACCGCCACGCAAAGTTCTTACATCTGTAATCTTTGCAACTCTGGTCGATCCAGAAAATGTGAGGGTGATTTCATCTGATAACAGAGGTTGGCTATCTCCTATAAGATCAGGTGTTATAAAAACTCTAGCTATGTTTTCTTGAAATCCTGTTTCTTCGCTAGATTGTATAAATTCAACAGGAACTTTTATTGTGTAACTGGTGTCACTTGTAGTTACTGCACCAGTAGATGTGTTGTACGATGTAGATGATTTTCTAGTGTAGATGATAGTTGTGTCTAATGAGTCTCCTAGTTGAGACACCACTTGTTTTGCAATCTGTTTTAATGCTGTGTCTAGTTGTCCTGCCATTATCCTCTAACCGCCCTAAGTTGGAAACTACCAGCACCGCCTAGCATATACGCTCCAAGATAACTTTGGAGCCATGGGTAAACATCTAGAATATTATTTATAGATCCAGTTCCCTGACTTGCAGTGTTGTATTTAACTTGAATATCTCCTAGTTTTACTTCTTCAAAATTTCCGTCTTTTCCTGTAGTTCCTGTTATTGCATCTGTATCGTTTGCTAAAGCTCTGGCTAACTCATATTGTGCATATTTAATTGGATTAGGAATTTTAGAACAAGCCAGTTCAACACCATCTACTTGATAATTATTTCTTGGGAACTTTAATGCCTGTCCGTCATCACATCTATCTCCATAGAAAACTAAAGTATCAATCCATCTAGCAGCAGATATTAATGATCTTTTCTTTTGATCGTCTGTTTTATTTGTCCAAGTTGAAGAGTCTGGGGAGGTATCAAAATAATCATTAGCCTCTGTCAATGTGACATAACTATTGGCATTTTCTCCTTTTATTGTTGCGTCTATAGTAGCTGCCACGATTGATAAAGTAATTTAGTTTTATTGTAGCGTAAAGAAAAAACCCCACCAATAATTGATGA